TGACTCAGCGCCATATTGGCGCCTTGACGTGCCGCCGTGGATGTTGCCTGCTGCAGGTCACTCATCGTGACGTAGTTTGTGCCGCCCATCTGGGTCACAGGGCCGGTGGTGATATTGACTTGCGGCGTGGCCATGCTTGGAGCGCCGACTCCGTAACGGCTGATTCCGCTTTGGGCATATACAGGCGTTGGCGCCATGGTGTTAATTCCAAGCTGCTCTAGTTCACGCAAAGAGCTTTCATATTTCTGGCGTTGCTGTGCTTGTAGATATGGTCTTTGAAGTTCGGCGATTCGCATTTCTGCTTCTGTCAGAATGCCTTGCGCAATAAGAGGCATGCTTACCGGAGCTTGCATGGCTTTCTTGAGAGCGGCATCCCAAATTGCTCGCCCTTCCTCTTGCAATGCGACGTTTGAAACTGCATAGGCACCGCCGAATTCCGTGCCGCCGTAGGCGCCGCCCAAATTGCGAATGCGATCAGCTTCCGCCGCGGACCTAGCCATGTTTGCCGCTAGTTCAAACGATTGAATTTTTGCGTCTTTCAATGCTGCAGCAGCTTGAACATAAGAATCTGTTGCCCCTTTGGCCTGGATTGCGGTTTCGTATTCTTGTTTGGCTTGCTCAATTTTTAGTTTGTTAATTTGACCAATAATCACAGATCGTTTTTCATCCGTAGTTGCCATTGACAGATTGATCTCTGCTGCTTGCTGCTGCATAGAGCGCGCTTTTTCTACAAACTGCGCGTGTTGCTCAGATGCCTTGGCTACTTTTGCTTGGCTTTCGGCCAATGCTTCAGTCGCAAGAGCTTCTTGTTCTTTTTGCGCTGTAATTTTATCTTGCGTTTGCTGTCTAGCCTCCTCATTTGTTTTTATTTTTTCGGTTAATTCGGCTCCTTTGCGTTCTTCTTCAACAATCTGAGATTTAATATCAAATTGTTCTTTGGTTATTTTGCCATATTGGATCTCTAAATTTAAAGCGCCCTGTCTTTGCGCATACTCTTCTTGTACTTTGCGCAACCTTGCATCGGCAGCGCCAAGTGTGTCTTTGCTGGCTTCTTTAAGTTGAATCTCGTTGTCTAGTTGCTTGCTTCTTAATGCTGACTGATCACTCAATGAGTCCTTAGCATTTTTGAACTCAGCGTTTAACTCTTTTTGCTTTGCTTTTGCATCTTCAATTTGAGGAGGCAAGCTGGAATACTGTTTAACGGTTTCAGCGGCTGCTTGCGTTGCACCATCTTGCTTTTGCTTGAACTCGTCTACCTTGTCGTTAGTTAGTCCAAGAAAACCAGCAAGCCTGCTAACCTGCTCGGCGATGAACTGAAATACGGGATTTTGCGATAGTGCCTTGAATCCGTCAATGACAGCAGCAAGAACTTTAGAAAAATTACCAATAACGCCGACGGCAGTTTCAAATCCCCTGATCAGGATGCTTTGAATTGCTACTCGTATGGCATCAAAGTTGATATCTTCAAACGCCGCCTTGAGTGAATTGATAACGGGCTGTAGGGCTTCATATACTTTCGGAAAAATGACATTGCCGATATAGCTCCACCAGTCGGCAAGCATTTGGCCGGCAGCCGCCAGTCCTTGGGCGCCAGCAATCACGACAGGCGCAAACACCTGGCCAATGCTGTTGAGCAGTTGATCCGTAACCTGCCGCAGGTTGTTGAAGGTCTGTTGCTGTGCGGTCAGCTTGCCATTTAGGTTCTCGGACGCCGCCGCGGCGCCAGACAATGCCTCGTACAAGACCTGGCTTGTGATCTTGCCGTCTTGAGCCATGCCTTGCAGCTCGCCGCGGCTCTTGCCGGTGGTTTGCGCAATGGCATCCAACAGCTGCGGCATCCGCTCGGCAATGATTACAAACTCATCGCCGTTCAGCTTGCCCTTGCCTAGTGCCTGGCTGAGCTGGAAGAATGCGCCGGCTGCTTCTTCGCCGGCCAAGCCTGATTGCTTGGCAATGGCATTGAAGCCTTGATAGATCTGCCCAGTCTCTTGCAGGCCAAAGCCAACGCCCTTCAATCGGCTGTAAACATCGGCCAGCGCTTTGGTTGACTCTGTTTGCGTCAGTCCGAATTTTGCCGATGTATCAGCCGCAAGCGCCATTGCTGCGTTGAATTCACCGGCGCTTGACGTGATGTTTCTAAGGCGCTGCTCTGCCGCACCACGCTCGAATGCAGTGTCAAGCCCAGCCTTGACGGCGGTCAATGCCGTCGTGATCGTCAGCAGCGGACCAAGCGCAGCTTGCAATGCACCGCCTAAGCCTTTGGCGCCTGCTGCTGCTGAGTTAAAGCCGCCTTGTACATCGGTGGCGGCTGTCTTGACGCGGTTGAGCTGCTGGATTGCATTGGCGGCATCAACGTTAATCGCAACATTTGCTACGACTGACATGATCCGCCAACTGCTTCCTTACATTCTACGCCGACTAGCCTTTTGGCTTGCCTCTTCCGCTTCTTGATATTCGACTTGATACATCAAACCCCAGAGCTGCAGCTCCTCGTAGGTGAGTCGCTCCGATAGCTCCAACAGTGTGTATCCAAGATCTCTGGCTAAGCGCATCATCAGCCGCAGCAGATGATCCTGTTTAACCAGCTTGATCAGTTTTTTACGTCAACCTCTTCTGCGTCATGCTTGTCGGTGAGCACTGCAAGCATCAGCTCTTGCAGGTCCGAATCACGGACTTCATTTTTCAGCTCTGCGATCTCGCCAGCGCGGAACAGCGGGCGGCCATTCTCATCCAATGCCTTGGACACCAAAAGCTGCAGGGCGAATGCCGTTGCCTCATCTGAGCCGGCATCCTTCTGCGCACGCTCCCGTTCGGCCATGGTCAGCGGCTTGCAGTAAAACTCAAACACATCGCCATCGCTCAGCTCAACCTGCTTTTTGATTGGCGTCAGGTTGGCTGCTTTCTTGAGGCGATCAAGCGCACGCATGGATGAATTGGCAGATGCCATGCAAAATTATTCAGTTCATTGATACTTTAAACGCAAAAAAGCCCCTAGTGCAACTAGGGGCAATCGGCGATCAAGCGGATGTGCTGAAATCGAAGCTGGGAGCACCGGCAGGGCGGAAGGTGATCTCCACCATCTGAGCATCATCAGGGTTAATATTCAGGCTGGCGGTCAGCAGCACAGCATCCATGGCAATGGAACGGCTCAGTGCTTCAGAGCTTTGCTTGTCGGTGTACAGCTTGAAGGCGCAGCCAACCTGCTGACGTTGCAGCACGTCTTCCACCATGCGATTGGACAGAGCGCTGTCCTCATTGGTCACATAGATGCTGGCAGTGCCATTGCCATCGGCAAAGCCAGGGATATAGGCGCGGAAGGGCGCATATTGACCAGCGGTTTGGCCGTTGACTGTAACATCAATTTCCGCACGTGAGATTTCAAAGCTCCAGGACTGGACTTGTCCGACGGCGGCGTAATCGGCGTAGTACACCTCAAACTCGTTAGGCGCTGCAGCCGTACCGTCGTCAGCAAGGTTTACGGCAGCGCCGCCGGCGGAGGTAGATACCTGCAGCGCACCGGTGGCGTTACTGAAAGAAATCACGTAGTAGGTGGTGCCAGCGCTTAACGGGCTAGGCAGTGTGCCAGCGCCGGACTCGCCGCTTTGGCTATTGACCACGCGGAACTTAACGGGATCGCCAACCTTGAAATTGAGGTAAGGCTCGACTGTGATGGTATCAGTGCCGATATTGACACCAGACTCACCGAATGTTCCGGTGGTGCCGGCTGGCTTGTAGTAAAGAGCGCCGGACGTACCGGACAAAACAGTGACAGCCATGTTATGAACGGTATTGGCTACCGTCAGTCTAGATACGCTTCAAACGTAGCAGTTAGCTGAGTTTGAAAATAAGGCTCAGGCGCTGCTGGTGTTACTTGAGCCGGCCCTGATGCCGCGTCAAAGATGATGCTGCTGAATTTGGCGCGGTCAAACTTGTCTTTGATGCGCTCTGCAATGGTGAAGTTCGCTGCGGTGCCTTGCCCTTGCGGCGTAAAGACATTGACCACTAGCGTACCGGTCTGGCGGTTGAATCCAGCGCCGCCAGTTGGCAGCAGCGTGGCGTAACTGTTATCGCCAAAGCGGATGAATACCTGCACCCATGGCGTGTTGTTTGGCGGCGTAAACGGTACGTTTTGATAGCTGACAGGGTAGACGGGCGATAGCGCCATCTCCGTGCCAATGCGCCCTTCAATCGCAGCGCGAACATCGTTGTAGGTGCTGCTCATGATTCCCTCCCGATGCGGTCTGCATTGACACGCACAAACGCTTGGATGTCTTTGGCGATGCCTTGCACCCATCCCGCAGGCGCCTGCTTGCTGCTGCCATTAGCAAGAGGCTCTGCATATGGCAGGTTGTTGTGCACGCTGTAGACGTTGCCTAGCTTTTCTTGCTGATAGCCGATGCGCTCAATTGCGGTGATATCCGTGTATGAACCTTCTGGTTTTTCACCGCCAGGTGCCGCATTCTCACCTACCTGCCAGCTAACACGAAAACGTCCGGTATCAACTGGGCTTGCCTGCTTGAGTCTGCTGTCAGTCTCTAGTACAGCAACACGCAACAGCTTCTCAAACTGCTGCTCAGCGTAGTTGCCAATATCACCAACCTTGATTTCGCGTGCCATTATGCCCTAAAGATCAACTCGTAAG